TTGCGTGATGCGTATGACCATTTAGAGTAAAACAATACCGCCAGCACCGAACTGGCGGCTAGGTTCCATCGATGCTTTTAATTATTATTATTTCACGAGCCGCAAATGCGAGTCTGGCAGCTCATAAGTAGTTAACACTATACGCGGAACATGGCCCTCTATAATCTCGCAAGCAAAATCTACAACTGGTTCATTCTCGTCAATATCGCTATCTATAAAACATTCCAAATCACCCCATCTTTCATAGGCGTTCTCAGTCAAAGTTATTAACTCTAATAATGTCATAATTAACCTTCCTTAGTTTTGTATATCTTATCACGCCCATGCAAATTGCAAGCTATATTTTTGGTAATGACATAATCTTATGGTGACATATGAATGTAAAACCTATGGTGGCTGCGGCCATATCAATAGCCAACCAATGTTTAGATTATAGAGCACAATTACAAGAGCAATCGCTGCGCATACTCAACCATCTTAGACAATCCATGAATCCGACTCCGCTAAACATGTCCGCAGTGACCTGGAATGAACCACTAGCGACCGCTGCCAGAGATTATTTAAACATAGTGGGTGATGATTGGGTGTTTAAAAATAATACTGATTGCCCGCCATTCGCTGGTACATATTATTCTATGGCTGGTTCTTGCTTAACCCAACAACCAGAAATGAAACTGTTTAACCATTGTAGGTTTGTTATTCATGACACAGAAGTTGGCGCATTTAAAATACCAGCAATCCTGAGCTTTAGAGCTCGTCAAGTCTCCTGCTTTGATTATTATTCATGCAGCAAAACTACTTATGAGGGATACAAAACTTGCAACAAGAGCAAAGAGTTCGATACTGGCCGTTGTAGAGACTTTTGGCAATATATAGGCAGCATGGTGCGTGATGATTTAGAGTCAGTTGCAATTGTGCCAGTAAATGCCAAGGGCACTTTTTCGCCAAAAGGACAAGACTGTAGTTTTTGGGTTTATGGTTGCGGTTCTGGCCCGACAATTCCTAAAAATGATATACCGTACAAAGCTAAATCTAAATTGCGCATTTAAAACTTGCGCGTAACCCTGACGGCAAGAGGCGCAAGCCGTATCAAGGGAAGTATAGTATTTAATGTCACAAATACATATACATAATTGTGACAATGGAGCGCGGCTCGTGGGCGCGCTATATTCTAACCAACCGAACTACTCGTGCATAAACTATTTTTTAACGCGCCTACTGGGCTTTGCGCGTGCTTTAACTGCCTTTTGAGCTTTGTCTTGCGCCTTCTCTAGTCTTTGACTCTCTATGATTTGCTCTAACACGCGGATGCGTTCAGACATAACCTGACAGCTTAAATCTATCTCATCAACTCTGCTACCCTTATGCTGAACCCACAAGTTTAAACCAACTAGGCCGTTAACTTTAGATTGCAAACTGACAATAGCCTCGCTTAAGTTGCGCAGTTTATTTTCAATTGATTTGACCGATGTAAATGGCCACATGTTAATCTTCATTGCCTGATAAATCCTTAATCATCCTAATGCCCAACTCTACTGCCTTTACCGAGTTTTCGCTAGATGCTTTTTCAGATGCTATAGCATTCTTTACCTCGTCACTTTGTATCTTAGCCATCAACTCAGCAAACTTAAGTTCTACCTCTTGCTGTTTAATCGCTAGGTCTGCGGCCTTGTTTTGTCCCTCAACTTGGATTCGCTCTCTGGCTACATCAGTCTCCATCTGAGTTTTTTGTATTTCGGCTTCGGCTATGATTTGCGTATCAGTCGGCGGTGGTGGTTGATTCTTAGCAGCCTCTAGCTCTTGCTGCCATTCCCCATAAAGTTCCTTCATGTGGTCAACACCGCGCATTGACATGTTATCTATCAAGATGCCTACGCATTTATTGCCTATGAAGTCTGCAAACTGCGGACATGCTGGCATCAGTGCTGTTATCTGGTCAATTGCAACTTGCTTTTGAACCTCAGCACTTGTTCCCATCTCAACTTTAACCTGTAGTGATTTAGGGTCGTAATCTAGCATGATGCTATTTTGCTCACCCTTATTGTTAACCATTTGGTAATCGTGCTTACCATCTGGTCTGATAACAGGAATAGTTCTAGGGGTTCTGTAATACTTAGGTATTAAATCAACTACAATTTCAGCAAGTCTATTTAATCCATTTGTAAATCCCATAAAGTATGGCAGAGCCGCAGCGTTAGACTGCATGGCTCCTTGTTGGATTGCCACCCCCGATATTTGTTTATCGTTAATCCCCAACGTTGCATCATAGTTACCCAGAATGATTTGCATCATTTGCGATGCGCCATTAAACGTGTTTGCAAGTTCTGGCGGGATTTGCCTGCGCTGTAACACTTGAGGTGGTGGTAATAGTGTGTTTGTTTCTTTGTCGAAAATAGCATTGTACTGTAAGCAGCTAGCTATTTGCGGTTGCGTGTACGCTGCCTCTTGGTCCTCTGGGATTGACTCAACAGCAACTATGTATTGATGCTGTACAATGTTCTCCATTTCCCCTGCTAAGCTTTGGCCTGCAAAATTCATAAGCAATTGCATATCCCTTGCATGCAAGATGTATGGCCTACACATTTGAGATGTGCCTGAGTTATCAGAATCGCTGCCATTTTGAGCATTTGCATCAGTTCCAGAATTTATATCTTGACCGTGAATGAGAACTGAGTTACCGTCAATAAACACTAAAGGAAAATGTGTAAAATCTGTTTCCGTGAAGGCAAGGACGCCACTATCACAAAACTTATATCTGCAAATTGTCTCAAACATCGAGTCACGCTCATCTAATATTTTTGGCAAAACCGCCATAACTTGTTGCTCATCCCAGATTTGGGCTAATTGCTCGTAATGTTTGAGCGGTACAACATGGCCGTTAGATAGTTTTACAATCCTAGTTTTTTTATGCTTTTTAATGAACAGGTCAGCAACTAAAATGATATCTTGTTGTTGATTCTCGTAACTCCAATTAAATCCATCGATACCAGTTGATACGCCAAACTTGTATTCCGATATGTCATGACCTGGGAATTGCTCTTTGAAGTCTTCCTTGGTCATTGGTACTAACTTCCCGCAGAACATGCCATCTCCCTTGTGGGATAGACGCGCCATCGGGTCAAACACGGTCAATGTTGGGTCAAAGACTCTCTCAACTATAATTTTTTGCTCAAAGCTGCGCTCATTAACATACTGAGTTCTAATCTCACCAACTGAGAAGCCGCCAATTAATAAATCGGAATAGAACTTGTACTTTAAGCTGTCGTTAGTGTTGTCGCCAAACATTGCAAGCAGGTGACCTTCTATCACATCCATCGTTGCGATAAAATCTGGTGTTAGCGTGTTAATTGGCACACCATCTGCCGCCCTTATTTCAAAGCTGGGGCTATGCTTTGCAAACTCACCTCGCAAACGAGAGACCTGCGCCTCTAGTATGTTAAATTCTAGCTGCGGTTTACTCACAGCTTGGAGGGCCGCGCGTTCTTTATTTGATATGCTTGTGGCACAGCAAAATTTTGTATAGTCCCAAAATCTTTGGTGATTACGCTTAAAGTATTGATGCCATGTCTCAACATGTTTCTTAAGCTGCTTTAAATTATCCTTGTGTGTGCGCGAGTATGCCATCCTTAGTATCCTCTTGCTGCTTTTATCGCGGCTAAGCGTTGGTTAAATTCTTGTGCGTTTAATCGTGATGCTGTGCGTTGGGTTTGAGTCTTTGCATCACGCATCCATAGGGTTTTATCTATAAGGGCTATTTTTACCGCGTCGTATATTGTGTCACATATATCATCATGCCTATGGCTGTCATTGGCTGTAATTTTCAGCATATGCTTAACACACATATCTAAATGCTTAGCGCCCCTAGTAAAACTTACTAATTTAGATGCAATTATAGGTTGCATTTCTAGATAACGCGCAGTCTTTGAGCCAGATGCCTTGGTACGTTTAACCTCACGAACCTCAAGGCCGCGCATATCAGAGAGGATTGAACACAACGTCACCCCCGTGGATTTCTTCTCAATGGCTGCAATGCGTGGTTTGGTTTTATGTAACATGCACTCAGACCAAAACGACTTGAAGTTTGACTCAAGCTCTTTAGGCTCAACGCGCATCTCCCAGCAATCAATCCAGTGGAGAGCATACTCTTCTTGCTCTTGTCCATAGTCTGCAATCTTATATAGGCCCCAGAATGAGAACACGCTAGCATCATTGTAGGTTTTGCTTGTCTCCGCTGTATCCACTGTTAGGAATGTACAAACAAACTCTGGCTCCTCATCTAATATTTCAAAGTCGCGCTCTTTGAACAGCGCACCCCCTGATGGGACTGGCTCTTGTTGATATTGGGAGCTGAACACGTAAGGGTTTTTTAGTTTCTTCTCTAGCAGTTGCGGCAGAGGGTTAACCTCTGGGTAGAGTGCATTGCCAGCACCGTCTAATGCTTGTAGTATTACAGGCTTCCAGACGCGTTCATCATTGCCCGAGAGCATATAGGCACATAAATCATCTTCGTGAACTCGTTGACCGATGTATATAATTGGCACGTTAGGGCTGCGTGGACGTTGCAGTATTGTCTCTCTGTAGTTTTGTATAACGCCCTGTCGAATAGAGTCTGAGTGCGATTCATCAATTTTATGTGCATCATCTATGAGAACCGCCCCGCTAAATCTATTTTGGTGTGCGAGCCCCGCATCAAACCCTACCACCGGCCCCGTGGCTCCAAACGCTTTAATTGAACCGCCAGCAGTTGTCATAAAATGGTCTTTAGCTTTCATGTCATGCCTGATGTGAACATTAAATAATTTTGCATACATGGGGCAGCTAATAATACGTCTAATGAATTCACAATGTTTAGCAGCTAGTTCAAATCCGTAACTAATGTATAAATATTGACTATCTGGGAACTCTGAGAGAGTCCACGCAACCCACATTGCTATTAACGTAGATTTTCCAGAGCCAGGCGGTATGTTGATCAACAAACTTACAACCTGCATCTTTTTGGCTAGCGTAAGCTCCCGCGATACTGTAATGAAATGCGACTCACGCCCCACGGGGCTAGAGATAACAAACGGGCGGCCAGTAACGAGAGGATAAAATGTTTTGCAAAACAATAAAAATGAACCCCAGAGTTGCGCCTTGAATTCGAGTATTTCAACATCGTGTTTAGTGCTCTTTGTCATTGGCTAGCCGCTTGTTTATATGTCGAATGTATTCGGGTGATTGCTCTATCAGAATGCTGTCAAACCCTTCGAGCTTTGCCGCCTGTCCTGTGGTACCGCTTCCGGCAAATGGGTCAAGTATAGTGCCATTAGGCGGCGTAATAAGCCTACAAAGATAACGCATTAGGGCTAACGGCTTAATCGTTGGATGTTTAGATCCGCTGCGCTCTTTTGTTGATGCTTTAGCGCAATAGAAAAAGCGAGAGGCTGAGCCACTATCTGCATGGCCGCCAGAATTATAGGGGCCTAAATTTCTTAGCGCCACGCTTGGGGTACCGGTAGAATGTCTAACATGTGCAGTGCTTTTAGATGTGCCATACCTAACAAACTCTGCTTCCACCTCGTCACCACCGTCATGTATTACATTGGCTGGGAAACGGCCCAACGAACCGACCGTAGAAACTCTACAGCCGTCAATATTCAAGCCACCCGTCCCATGTTTTAATACGTTACTTGCAATATTCTTTTCGCTTAATGGCTTGCGTGCTAATATGATAGGTTCATGCGCTGGTTTTAAAGCTGTACCGAAATTGTCCCATTTATTACCAATTATTTTTTGTTTAACACCCGCCATTTTATCTATGGCTTTACTAATATTTAATGATTTAGGAAACCCACAGCCATAAAGCCACATAATCTGGTCACGGATTTGAAAGCCTGCATCCTCGATAGCGCAAGCCATACGATGATATGTGCGTGAACCGCCAAACGATAATAAGTGGCCGCCAGGTTTTAATGCTTGCAAGCATAGTTTCCACATTTCAACGTCATAAGCTATCCCTGTTTTATCCCAAGTCTTACCCATGAACCCTAACTCATATGGTGGGTCAGTGATGATTGCATCTACAAAAATGCCAGCGCTTATAAGTTCTTGCATTGCCAAACGGCAATCGGCATTAATAATCTTTGTCATGCTTAGCCGCAAAGTCTGCCATCATGTTTTTTAGTTCGGTCTTTTCAGTGTCGGTGAACACTGCCGCTTGCTCTGCTGGTTTGTCACCAAAGTGCTTAGATGACAGCTTGGCCAGTTGGAATTGTTGGAAGCGAAATATAGCGTTAAACCTATTTATCTCTGCTGTGTCCGCCGGTAGGTCGTCAGCATCATTCCACACTTTATCTAATATTGTATGCCCTTGCGCTTCCTTCGCTTGCAAATAGAGAGCGAAAAAGCTTGGGTTACTAGCTCTCCAATTTTTGACGGTCTGATGGTCTGGCATCCAATCATGGGCGTTACATAAACGCTCAAGCCCTATCGGAGTGGTAGCAATCAGATTACAAATGCGCTCCGCAAGCTCTTGCGTATATATTGTTGGCCTTCCGTTAACCTTTGGCTTGCTTTGTTTTGCTGTCATGCTTCACCTGTACGTTTTTCGGCTTTATTTCGACGTGTTCTTTTGATGTGTTTGCGCTATCGACAGATTGCGCGGCCATCATGTCATCAGCCCTAGGTTTAATCTGCGCTTTAGCTGCACTTATGCGCTGAGCCTCGGTCATGCCATCGTTTTGTGGCGTATCTTTTTTAATCTCGATGGGCTGCGCTCGATAGCCCACATTAGCCTGCCTGAGTTGCTCTTTTATTGCATCTTTTGCATTCTGCGCGTGGTTTGCTGGGAGCTCTAGCTTTTCAATAGGCGCAGGCACAACAAAATCTGCTTTTTGTTTATCGAGTTTTTCACGCGTGACTGAGCCTGACGCATCACAAAAGTCGCAATCCCCAGACATCATTCCAAGCAATCTAACTTTCTTTGTTCCGCGACATACGGGGCATGTAGGCATAATCTTAAATTCCCTGATTTATTCAATGTAACTGTATGTTAGGATGTCAATTCTGTCAAATTGCTAGCATGTTTCACTGAGTCATATAAAGTGGCATTTTTTGGCATGTGTCGCGACTGGGTAAATATATTTCACAACAGGTGTTGACACGATATTACCCGTGTGGCACAATGGCTTTATTGAAGAACAACGTAGGATAAAAAAATGACAAAACTAAAATTTAAACGCGCACTTTTCAAAGTGGCACTTAATTATGTAACAGCTAACGTATACACTAGCGACAGCAACAAGATTACGGTCAAGATAGAAAGAGCTGGTAGGCAGATATCTGCAAGAGTATTTGACTCTGCACTAGATCTCGACACGTACATAGATGAGCTGTGCGATAGTCAAATGCAAGCATACAATGAGGGCGCATGTCTCGATAGATATCTCAGTGCTAATTTGTCCGGATGGTCCGAGGAGGACGAATAACATGACAACAGAACAAGTAAAATTTTTCCTAGAGTGGGCCGTCTTGAGAGCTAACCAGGCTCTCTTAGAAAACGGGGTGCTAATAACAGAGGCAACAGGGCAGAGTATCAAAAGCCAAATAATGAGGCTTATGACGCAAGTTGAGTTTAGAATGGCAGACTGGTAACCTACGCGCTCAATAACAAATTTAGGAAGTACAAGAATGGCGGCAGTAAAATTGACACACAAAGAAAACAAACTAACCAACGCAGTTATAATTGATGCATTTGCAGCCCTTGAAGCTGTAGTTAACGAAGACGCGCGAGAGCTCGCTAGAGTCGACAGCGAGATAGCGGCACTACAAGCCAAGCTCAAGGGGTTAAAGTTCAATGATGACGTTTTGGCACCATCTGAGATAGATATAACAGAAGGCGTATTGATATACGATTTCACAAAAAAGCAAATTCTAGTTTCAGACGGTGACACAGCGGCAGTAGCGTTGCTAAAAGCTCCGGCTAAAATTAGAAAAGAAGTACACGGGCTTTGGTTAACTGAGCTAATGAATCAGATAGCCAAAGATTACGCAGAGGCAAAACAAGAGGCATAAAAAAATGTTAGAAAACTCGATGGTATGCTACACAGAGGAGCAGCATGAGCAGGTGTGGGGTGAGCCTGGCAAATCATGCGAAGAATTAGAATTTGAGTTTTATGAATAACCTAGAACACCTATTAAGTTGGCAATTACTTGTAGAGATGGGGCTAACACTAGTTAGCCTTATCTCTGTGTTTGGGTATGTCATCGGCGGGTTATCAATCAAAGCAGCTTTAACAGCATCGGTTACATGTTTTAGCATAACGTACATGCTAGCTCTAGTTTAAACCACTATCCAAACCGCCTACAAGGCTCAAGGACGCGATTCTATCCTCTGGCAGCCCTATCTCTACCCATGGGCATTTATCACACACAAAAACAATACGTGGCATAAAGTCTTTGTGTAGCATGCCAGGTTGTGGCGCTCTAAAGATGAAATCGTCATTCTCAAGGTGAGATACAACACCGTGAGTTACAAGCTCGCCCAAGAGCTGCATAACCGTAAGCTTGTCCAAAGCTAGCTTGCTTGCGGCGATTTGCTCATAGGTTATGTATAAAGGCTTCACCCCCAGCAGGTAATACGCAAACTCCATGACGTCCAAATCCCAGTCGCAGTTACCTGGCAGCCAATCCAAGGGAACCATTGCAAATTTATCAAGATTATTCATTTAACTACCCCATGTGTTTGTTTAGGTGGGTAGTGTAATTCATTAGGTGCGTTTGTTCCAGTTTGTAGCGGAGTCTTGCTGGGTCATGAAAAAGTCTATCAATCCACAATTGTCGCATTTTATAGTCACAGATTCGTTGCGTGCATCCGCGGCATAATCTTTTAGAAAAAGACGCTCGTTACATTGGCGACAAAAAAGATAGTCAACTGGAAAATTTCTACAGCCCATGCGCCACCTTAACCTTAAAACAATGATAATGGTATACTAAAATATTCCTGTGTGGCCTCCATTGCTTCGTGCCAGCCTTGCGCAACTATAGCATGATAGCCTTTGTCGTTTAAACGCGCTATAACGCTATCCTGGGCTCCAGACACAATGCCACCCTCTCTACGTTTCATTTCTATGAATAAACCGTGCCATGGGCCTCTAGGTTCCATGATAGCCAAATCAGGAACGCCTACCAATAACCCCATGGAATACTCATTCATTGCTTGGGCTTGAGACCGTATCAAATGATTTGGTACAGAAAATATAATAACATCTGGATACTGCAAGCGCATCCAACTTACAAAAGCCTTTTGCTCTTTAGCTTCCGTGGGATTCCAGCGGTTGCGCCATGTGGTCATAAAAGCATCCTTGCTTTAAGTGGGTGGTATAGAGTTTCTTAGCTTTTTAATTTCGTAATCAATTCTAGCTATGACTTTAGAACAAAGAGCCACTCCAAATGGCTCTACATTTTTATAAAATGGATCAATATATAGTTTTTGCTCTTTCAGCAAAATATCAAAAGTTCTTTTTCTAAGCTGATCCAAATGATTTAACGTTGCTGTATGGTTTTCCCTCATAATCTTTATCCCTAAATGTAGCCGTTGCTCCTGCAAACGTTAATTCAATATTGCCAATCGCTCCGCTGCGATTTTTGGCTATCACAATTTTAGAATATTCTTCATTTCTATGTACAAACATAACTACATCGGCATCTTGCTCTATTGACCCCGAGTCACGTAAATCACTAAGAATGGGGGTTTTATCCAACCTTTTGTCATTATTGCGATTTAATTGTGATAAAACTATTACTGGAATACCCAAATCTTTAGCGAGCAACTTAAGCTCCCGTGTTATGGCAGATATTTCATTATTTCTAGTCTCAGACGCTTTAGAAGATTTAACAGACATAAGTTGTAAATAATCAATTACAATAACTGCGCAATCCGGATTAGCTTTTTTGTATTCCCGGGCGATTTTTTTAACACTGCCTATGGATGCTCCTGTGGTAAATATTTTCATAAAGCATTTGCTTAAAATTTCCAAAGCGGCGGTTAATTTGGTCATTTCCATTTCAAGCGCTTGTTCACTCTTCAAATGATTCAATGGGATTTTTCCTACGTGCGCAACCAATGACCTGCCTATCTCCAATTCGCTCATTTCAAAGCTAAACAAACAAACAGGTTTTTTGCTTGCAATCATTATGTGAGAGAGTATATTTAAAGCAAATGTGGTTTTACCCATCGAGGGGCGACCAGCTATCACTATTAGGTTACCAGGCCTCATGCCTTGTAATAAATTATCTATCTGCACAAAGCCTGTGTTTAGTGTTACTGGTGATTTTCCATCAAAAGCATCTTCTATATCAGAAAGTAAAATTTCCAAAGTTTCTTGCAAGGTAACTCCATCCTTTTTAATCACTAATTCTCCAGATGCCTTTTCAATCTCTGAATGAGCTGCCTCTAATATTTCATGAAAGTTGTATCCCTCATTTTGCATTTTTTGAAGTTTATTTAAAGATTCCCCAAAATGGATACCGCGTATCAATAAATTTAATTGTTCGGCGTACAAGGTGCCATTAGATGCTGTTGATGTGTTTCTCATTGCTTGTGATAACTCATAAAAAGCGTTTTCACAGCCTTTTTGGCCTACAATTATATCAGTTAGCAACAATACATCTATTGGTTTACGTTGTTCATCTAATCTATTAATTGCCGTAAATGCTGCTTTATACAATGGCGACTCAAAACTATCAGCTCCTATAAATTCCTCTATTGCCGTTATTTGCGAGCCTCCTAACAAGATGCAACCTATAATTGCCTGCTCTAAAATTGCCCTTTTCTCTTTTACATCTCTCATGGTTTACTGCCTTTTGTGTCTAAAACTACCTATATTTATCATCAACTGACTCAATTTTTGTGTTGATGTTGCTTCTTTTGCTAAGAGAACCCCTCCCTCTTTAAGAGGGGGGTTCTCTCCTAATCCTATATCTATCGCGATATAGGATAAGTTCGACATTTTGTCGTGCTGTGCGCAACTAACATTATTTTTACGTAGAAGCCGCGTGGTTACCGGCCTGTTCCATTCTTCTTGGACGTCCCTTTCAATGCACCCCATTAAACTAAGTGTCTGAATATGGCGCTCTACTGTTCTTTGGCTAATTGGTTTACCGGGAAACATTTTTGCACGTTTGTCGGTTATAGATTTTATGGTGGCACGGCTTGTGCCCTCTGTGTCGCAACATGCCACTATGGCTTGTAATGTCGCCACAACTTGAGTCTTTAGGGATTTTTCTTTAGCTTGTTCTAGTGCCCAATTATATTGAGGGTGCTTTTTTTCTTTCCATATCTTTGGGTCGACCCATTTTACGGATTTAAAAGATTTTTTTTCTGATTGGCTATTGACGTGACTAGATACTGTGTTAAACTGACTTTGCATTTTATTACCTGTGATGGGGTTGGTACGATGTAGCATTTCGATGCACCTATTTTATTCCCGGCGAAGGGTAAAATAAACATGTTTAAAAAGGTTGGTACCCGATTTAAACGCTTGATGACCCATGGACGGGCCGACTCTCTCTCTCAAATTCGAAACAACAATAACACAAATTAAAGCCGAAAGGCTAACCTTAGAAATATTTTTTGTTCCAGGTATTGCATTCTCGATCTGACGTGTCATAATGAACTCCTCTTATGTGTAAAAGTTAATTTTATTTAACATGACTTAACTTTTGTTCTTCTGAGTCCTGGCTGTTATCATTTGCAGCCAGGGCGACTTAATCCGTACAGTCTACCTAAAGTCATCCATTCGAGCAACGTTATTATCTTGTAATTTTACTAAATACGGCTTAAATCTTTCATCTTTGCGAACCAAACCAACTAACAAAGGTAAGGGAAAGAACTTACTTGTACCATATTTTCCATAATCCAGCGCTAAATCATGAGCGTCCGTGTAGGTTTTCTCTTTGTTACGTGCATAAATTAGACACTCCTCTAGTCGTTGACCGATGTTTAGCGTAGAGCTAGACATAAAGCCCTCTGATGTAGCGGCCAACCAGCCTGGTTTTTTAATAGACATTTAATCCTCCTTGTAGCGCGGCCCATAGTAGGCAATGATTTGTACCTTATGGGCCGCAAGGTCAGTGTACCCAGGTTTTTAATCGTCCGCTAGTACGCCGTAATAACTTGCCACAACCTTAGTTAGGGCAAAACTTTTGTTCCTCGCAGAGTTTTTATTGAGTACTCTGCGTTGATACCACTGCTT